CGCGCGTCGTCGTGATCAGGGTGACGGGGTGTGGAAGTGGTCTCGGGTGGGGTCTGAGGTGGATATCTCGCCGCTGGTCGCGATGACGTGGGCGTTGTGGGCGGCGCCGTTGTTGGCGAAGTCTCGGCCTGTGCTGTTGTGAGGGTGCATGTCGCTACATGGGTGGCGGCTGTATGGTATGGGGGTGGTGGGCGTTCTGTGATCGACGTGGCGGGCCTGTGTCTGCTCGGTGCTGTGTGCCTGATCGCCGCGGCGACAGTGATGTTCGGCGACGTCGGGCTGACCGCAGGGCTTGCGGTGTTCGGGGTGGCGTGCATCGTGTTGGCGTCGATCCGAGCGAAGAAGGTGCGCCGTGGGACTCCGTGACCTCGCCGCCGTCCTGACCGGCGCTGGCACCGCTCAGGAGCGGTCGCTTGTCTGGCCGTGGCCGCAGGACATGATGCGCTACAGCGGCCGGTCCTACCTGCTCAGCAACCAGTCGTACGGCCCGAACGAAGACGCCCGGCTCACCGGCGAACGGCAGGCGCTCACCTCGAACGGCGTGGTGTACGGCATCTTCCGTGCCCGTGCCGATCTGTTCTCGCAGGCCCGGTTCGTGTGGAAGCGTTACGGCGCCGGCCCGAAACCGATGGCCGCAGACGTCACCACCAACACCGCCCTACGTCCGTTGGACAACCCTGCGTCGATCCTCGAATGGTGCGAGATCGACGTTGCCACCACCGGCAACAGCTACTGGGTGCTCGACCAGGGCGTGCTGCGCCGGCTGCCTGCCGAATGGGTGTCGATCGTTCTCGGCTCAGACCGTGAGGCTGACGACCCGCAGTTGGCGTGGGACGCCCGCCCTGTCGGCGTGATCTACAAGCCGCCCGCCCTGCCGGCCGACCGTGCCGAAACGTTCCTGTGGTCCGAGGTCGCGCACTACTGCCCCGAACGAGATCCGGACGCCCGGTTCCGTGGCATGTCGTGGCTGCGCCCTGCGATGGAGGACGTGGTGTCGGACAATTCGGCGCGCCGGTTCCTCACGAAGTTCTGGGAGAACCACGCGACGGCAAACAGCGTGATCACCTTCGACCCCGACAAGGACGTCGAAGAGATCCGAGAGTTCCGGGATCTGTTCCTCGAGAAGCATCAAGGCGTGGACCGGGCGTTCCGCACGGCGTTCCTCGGTGGCGGCGCTGACATCAAGGTGATCGGCTCGAGCCTCAAGGACTTGGACGCCGGGAACATCCGCAAGCAGGTTCACTTCGATATCTCCTTGGCGGCGGGGGTCAACCCGATGGCGGTCGGGTTGATGGAGGTGAACTACTCGAACACCAAGGAAGGCAACCGGTCGATCTCGGACCGAAAGCTGCGCTACCTGTGGATGAAGGCGGTTGAGGCGTTCCGTCCGGTCGTTGAGCGGCCGCAGGGGTTCGAACTCTGGTACGACGTGACCGGTGTCGCTGCTCTGCAAGCTGACGCCATTGACGAGGCCACGGTGCAGGCGCAGCAGGCGCAGACGATGCGCACGCTGGTGGACGGCGGGTTTGTGCCTGAGGCGGTGATGGCTGCGGTGACGTCGGGTGACTGGTCGAAGCTGCTGCACTCCGGGTTGTTGTCGGTGCAGACACAGGCGCCTGGGTCCGGGAATCAAGATGGTGGGAGTGCCTGATGGAAGAGCGTGACTACACCTGGTCGCCCGAGGTCGAGCTCGACTTGGTGATGGACAACGTGCGCGCTGCCGTGTTCGGGGATATCCCGGCGTTCGTCACCCATGCTGATGGCCGCCGGGCTAGCAAGGGCTCGGACATCGGCAAGATCCAGAAGGAACTAGCCGGGGCGATCGAAGAGTCCGACGGTTACAACATGGTCGGGTACTCGATGGTGTTCAACCAGTGGACCCGCATCAACGACCAGGACGGTGAGTACTGGGAGCGGGTGCTGCCCGGCGCGCCGGCCAAGTCGATCAGGGAGCGTGGCGACCGGATCATCGTGCAGTTCGATCACGGCCACCACCCCCTCGTTGGCAGCATCCCCGTGGCGGCACCTCGAGCCGTGTGGGAAGACGAGCACGGGCTGTTCGCCTGGGACCGGATGCACAAGTCGTGGCTGTTCGAGCCGGTGCGCGAGGCCGTGCAGTCAGGTGCGATCCGGGGTCAGTCGTTCCGGTTCTCGGTGCCGCCGGGCGGCGACGTGTGGGAGAAGCCCGGCCGTGATGGTCTGCGCCGTCGATCACTAGTCGAGACTTCGGTGGCTGAGCGAGGCCCGGTGGTATGGCCCGCATACGCGGGAACTGAGATCGCCGTGCGGGCGCTGGTCCGGGCGATGCCGGAGGACCTGCGTAGGGCTGTTTCGTCGTTCCGTGATGACGACGGTTCGGCTGCCGAGCGTGATATCTTGGAGTCCGATAGCACTGGTGATCCGGCCGCCCATGTGGGCACTGGTGATCTGGCCGCTGACAGAAACGGGCCGGCCCTGGGGGTCACTCGACACGAGCTTCGACGCATGGCGTCGGGCGTACTAGTCGGAGTGAACCCCCATCATGTCCAAGCGTCTGGAGACGCTGCGTAACAAGCTCGAAGCCGTCGAGGCCGAGCGCGCCGCAGCCAAGTCCGAACTGCTCGAGATCGTCGAGCGGGACGGTGATCCCACCGAAGACGAGGCCACGCAGACCCGCAGCCTCGTCGCCAAGTTCGAAGAGCTCGGCCCGCAGGCCGACGCCCTCGCCGAAGAGATCCGCCGCCTCGAGGCTGTGCTGAACGCCCCGGAGCGTGCCCGTGTGGCCGGCGCCCCGCAGGTTCTGATCCGTCAGGCGAACCCGCTGGACGACGAGAACGTGCAGTACGGGCCGATCGACCAGGTGCGCGGCGCTGCGAAGACGGCGATCGAGCGTGTCGCCCAGACCAGCGACCATGTGCGCGAGCAGATGACCCGCACCCTCGAGCGGACCGACGACCCGTCCGGCCGTCTGTCCCGGCACATCATCGCCGCCTCCCGCGACACCTACCGCTCGGCGTTCGGCAAGCTGATCTCCGGCCGGCAGTACGAGCTCACCCCGGACGAGATCCGGTCGGTGCAGCACGTCCGTGCCGCCAGCCTCACCGACGCCTCGGGCGGCTACGCCGTCCCCACGGTGCTCGACCCGACGATCATCCTGACCGGCGCGCACAACGGGCTCACCCCGAACACGGTGCGTCAGCTCGCCAACGTGGTGCAGATCACGGGCGACAACTACAACGTGGTGCAGTCCGCCGGTGTGACCGCCTCCTACGTCGCTGAGGCGACCGAGGCGACCGACAACGCCCCGACGCTGGCGATCAAGACGATCACCCCGTACAAGGCGCACGCGTTCGTGCCGTTCACCTACGAGATCCAGGGTGATTGGCCGCAGATGGAGTCCGAGATGGGCCGTCTGCTGATGGTCGCGAAGGACGATCTCGAGATCGAGAAGTTCACGACCGGCACCGGCAGCACCCAGCCGCTCGGCCTGGTGTACGACATGTACACCAACTACTCGGGTCAGACCCAGGCTTCGGCTTCGGCTGACACGTTCGCTGCTGCGGACATCTACGCACTCGCCAACAAGGTGGCCCTGCGGTTCCGTGCTCGTGGTCAGTGGATGGCGAACGAGGTCATCTTCGACAGGGTCCGCGGGTTCGGTGCTGCGGAGAAGGACATCTGGGAGTCGTCGATCGCGTTGGATCGTCCGGCGACGATCCTCGGGCGGCCGGTGTACGGCAACGCTGCGATGGACTCGACCTACGGGTCCGGCGAGAACTACGTGATGATCTTCGGTGACATCCGTGAGGGTTACACCATCGTGGACCGGGTCGGCATGTCGGTGGAGCTGATCCCCAACCTGTTCGGTGGGACCAACAACTACCCGAACGGGATGCGTGGCCTGTACGCCTACTGGCGGAACGGTGCTGCTGTCGTCAACTCGTCCGCTCTCGCGACCCTGAACATCACCTGATCGGCCTGAGGAAAACAACATGTCGAACAAGCAACTGACCCTCACCGAGACGCTGTCCGCCGACCGGGTTCTGACCGCCGCCGAGTTCTCGGATTACGGCGTGTTGGACATCACTCCGGGCGCCGCTCGGAACATCGATCTGCCGGCCGGTTCCGCCGCTCTGGCGGGCCAGCAGATCATCCTCCGGAACGCCGCCCAGTCGGCGCACACCATCACCCTTCGTCTGACCTCTGGTGGCACCACGATCGCCACCATCGATCAGAACGAGTCGGCCGTGATCCTGTGTCACGGCACTGTGGCCCCGACGTTCACCGCGACGGTGATGAAGGTCGGCGCGACCTGATTCTTCGCACGTCCGGGCGGGGGTGCGAAGTGGTGGCCCCCGACAGATTGAGCCCCTGTGGCCGGGGTTCTCTGTCGGGGCCGCCTATCAACGAAAGGCAATGGCATGTGGGTTGCGACGAGGCGAGTGGACACGGCGTGCGGGACGGTTGCTGCCGGGCGTCTGGTTGCTGACGGCGACCCGATGTTGGACGGCGCGCCGGAGGGTGCGTTCGTCCGGGTGGTTGAGGAGGGCGGCGGCTACCCGGCCCCGGTGGTGGAGGAGGCGACGGCGGAACCTGGGAAGGTGCGTCGCACCTCGAGGCGGGGGCAGTGACGTACGCCGATATCGCTGAGGCCCGCGATTGGGCTGGGTTCGGTGACAGCGCTGATGACGCCGAGCTCGCTGCGATCCTTCTCGCTGTCGACCGGACGATCGACGACTACTGCGGGCAGCGGTTCACGGCTACGACCCCGGTGTCGGCCCGCACGTTTGTGGCGGACACCCTGTGGGTGGTGCGGCTCGGGCCGTCGGTGATCGGCGACACGACCGGACTGATCGTGAAGACCGACGACGACGGCGACGGCACATTCGAAACAACCTGGGCGGCGACGGACTATGTCACGTTCCCGTTGGGCGGTGTCGGTGCGGACGGGTCGACGGGCTGGCCGATCCGTGAACTCAGGGCGGACCGGTCGGCCGGGAAGTATTGGCCCCAGCACTATGACCGGCCTGGCGTGCAGATAACCGCCCTGTGGGGTTGGGCGGCGGTGCCGGCGTCGGTGACTCTGGCGGCCCGGATGATGACGATCGCTTGGCATCAGCGTCGGGCGACGGTCGCCGGGCAGGGCGGGTTCCAAACGTTCTTCGAGTCGGTGGTTCGTGACGACCCAACGATCCGGGATCTGCTCGACCCGTTCCGTCGTCGTTCGAAGGCGGCGATCGCGTGAACCCGGCGTTGACGATCAACGGGCTGGTTGAGGCGCAGATGGCCCTGCGGAAGGCGGGTGGGACACCGGCTGATGCGAAGCGGATGAACAAGCAGGTCGTCGACGAGGTCATCGTCCCGGCGGCGAAGGGCATTGTCCCGGTGCGGTCGGGCAATCTCAAGGGGTCGATCGACAGCGATTCGACGGCGACCGCCGGGTACATCCTGGCCGGCGACAGGGGCGACATCGCCTACGCCGGGGTCATCCACTTCGGCTGGTCAACCCGTGGGCTCGGTGCTGGTCTGGGTGGCACGGCGAAGGAGCGGCGGGCGGCGCTGCGGTCAGCGCTCGAGGGGTCGGGTTCCCGGAATCTGACCACCAGGGCGACGAACAAGGCGGCCCGCTACGCCGCCGCTCGGGGCGGCAAGGGCCGGGTGCGTGGCGGCCCGATCGCCCCGAACCCGTTCATTTACGACGCGATCGACGACCGGGTCGACGACGTGTTCCACTTCTACGAGAAGCAGCTGGAGACCCGGTTTGAGATCGAGGGGTTGTTGTGAACCTCGGGGAGATCCGGCAGGGCATCGCCGACGTGCTGTCCGATCTGCCCGACGTGCGGGTGGAGGCGTTGCTGCCGAACAGCCCGGACTCGCTGCTCGGATCGAACCCGTTGATCGTGATCCAGCCCGGCGAACCGTACGTCCGCTACTCCGAGGGCTCGGGTCGGGTCAACAAGAACGAGGTGATGTTCCGGGTCATCTGTCTGCCGTTGCCGGGGATGGGCGCGGAGCGGGTGCAGACGGTGCTCGACGAGTTCCTGTCGTGCGGCACGTCGGAGGCCCGGTCGATTCGTTCGAAGTTGGGCGAGAACATTTCGGCGAACGGCACGGCTTGCGCGGTGTCGGTGCAGGAGGCGGTGATCCGGACGTATCGGATCGGCGCGTTGGATGTGACCGGCGCCGAGGTGCAGGTCCAAGTTACGGCGAGGTGCTGATGGCGCTCAAGAGAGTGAAATACGTGGGCCGGTCGACTGGCCGTGAGATTGAGCATCCGCCGGGCCGGTGGATCGAGGTCGCGAACGGGGCGACGGTGGACCTCCCGACGCGTCTGGCGGAGTCGCTGGCCGAACAAACGGATCAGTGGGTGATCGTGGACGTGAAGCAGAAGGCGGCGGATGCCGTGAAGGATGGTGAGGGCTGATGCCGCTGAACACCCAGCTCGGCGTGAAGAAGGAAACCACGTACGGGACCCCAGTGGTCGTCGATACGTTCTTCGAGCTAGAGAGCGAATCGATCACCCCGGAGATCGACACGATCGCCCCGCAGGTGATGCGGACCACCACCCGCACCGTCCGCTACGACCGGTTCGTCCGAGGGATCACCGGCCACGCTGGCAGCGTGAGCCTGCCGGTGATGACCAAGGAGTTCGGGTTCTGGTTGGAGCATCTGGTCGGCGGGTCGGTCACCACCGGCAGCGTCACAGACTCCACCTATACCCACTCGGTCGACGTCGCGAGCCTGTGCGGTAAGGGCTTCACGTTGCAGGTGAACCGGCCTCGTGGGATCTGCGGTGACACCGACCAGGCGTTCACCTACGCAGGCGGCAAGGTGTCCGACTGGACGATCTCGTGTGAGACGGGCGGGGTGGTGATGCTCGAGGCGAACTGCACGTTCCAGTCGATGCTGATGACCACCGCCCTCGCTTCGGCCAGCTATGCGGCCGGGATGGAGTTCTTGCCGTGGGGTGCGTCGTCCATCACGGTCGGCGGGCTGGCCCTGCCGGTGTCGAACTGGTCGGTGTCGTGCGACAACGGCATGCAGAACGACCGCCTCCAGATCAAGGGTTCGTATCAGCGTGGCGAGCCGGTGGAGGGGATGCGGGAGATCACGTTCGAAGCGACCTGCGATCTCGAAGCCTACGTGGACGGCACCCCGTCCGGAAAGGTCGGGTTCCTCAACAAGATCCTGACGACCGGCGGTGTGGCGGCGACGGTCGCTGACAGCTACGAGGCGGTTGTGATCACGTCGAACGGCCCGACCTTGGCCGGGGCGACGACCTACCCGTCGCTGATCATCACGATGTCTGCGTGCCGGATCGATGAGGCGTTCGGGAACATCGACGGCCCTGAGATGACCGAGATCACGGTGAAGGGCACGGCCATGGTGCCGTCGTCCGGTTCCATCTGCGGCCTTGCCTACTGCTCGACGGATGCGCTGCCGTAGGGCGTTATGCGAGACAGCAACCCCCTGACAGGAGATTGACAATGGCCCCGCCCAAACTGTCCAAGCAGACGAAGAGCAACGCTATGCGGTTCCGTGTCGACGGCGTCACGTACGTCGTCGACCGGGACGAGCTCACCCCGAGAATCGAACGCGAACTGTTCACGCAAACCAGCCTGACCGTGCAGAAGGCGGTTGAGGCGGTGGTCGGTGGTGCGTCGTTCGGTCTGGCGGCGCTGATCTTCCTGGCTCGCCGGCAGGCCGGCGATGCGGTGGCGTACCAGGCAATCGAGGATGACCTGTGGAAGGCGATGAAGGCCGCGGGCGACGAGTTCGATATCGACCTGATCGTCGAGGGTGAGGGCGGGGAGGGTGAGGTCGGCCCCCCGGGGTGAGGCGTCAGCTTCGGGCGGCGTTGCCGGGGTTGGCGCACTGGTTCGGGATCCGGCCGTGGGAGATCGACGATCTGACGTTCGGTGAGTTGGACATGTTCGTGCAGGCGCTCGGGAAACTGCCGCCTGTCGGCGGGGTGGTGTTGGTGGAGATGCGGAAGTAGCTGATGGCGAAAGAACTGAAGATCCGCATCACCGGAGACGCCTCCGGTCTCCAGAAAGGCACCAAGGACGCCGAGGGGATCCTGTCGGGGTTCGGGTCGAAGGTGTCCGCCTGGTCGGTGGCCGCCGGCACGCTGCTGGCGGACGGGATCAAGACCGGGGTTTCGGCTGCTATCGGGTTCATCGGTGACAGCATCGGCGCTGCCACGGACATCAACGAGACGATCTCGAAGGTCGGCGTGTTGTTCGGCGACGCGGCTGGGGAGATCGAGGCGTTCGCCGCCACCGCCGCTACAGGGCTCGGCCAGTCCCGACAGCAGGCGATGGACGCCGCCGCCACGTTCGCCACGTTCGGTAAGGGCGCCGGGCTGTCTGGTTCGGCGCTCGCTGACTTCTCGACGGACCTGACGGTGCTGGCGTCGGACATGGCGTCGTTCTCGAACACCAGCCCGGAGCAGGCGATCGAGGCGATCGGCGCCGCCTTGCGAGGCGAATCCGAACCGATCCGTGCCTATGGCGTGCTGTTGGACGATGCGACGCTCCGTCAGAAGGCGCTCGAGCTCGGGATCACGTCGACCACCAAGGATGCGCTCACCCCGCAGCAGAAGGTGTTGGCGGCGCAGGCAGCGATTTTCGATCAGACGTCAGCGGCGCAAGGCGACTTCGCCCGGACGTCCGGTGGTCTCGCGAACCAACAGCGGATCCTCGGGGCGCAGGTCGAGAACTTGAAGGCGAAGATCGGGCAGGGCCTGCTCCCGGTGGTGCAGAAGCTTGCGACCTGGGCCAACACGAAACTGATCCCGGCGATCTCTGCGCTGGCTGACGTGTGGGTGCCCAGGATCACCACGGCGTTCAAGGTGCTGGCCAGCGGGTTCAAGTTCTTCGAGGACGGCCGCACGACAGGCGGGGTGTTCGGGTTCTTCGAACAGATCGGCATCTACGCCGGGCAGACCGTCGCCTGGTTCCAGAAGCTCGCGGCGGTGTTCCGTTCGGGCGGCTGGTCCGCTGCGCTCGGCGAGATGGGCAAGAAGCTGGTCGACGTCTGGTTGTGGGCGTCGGACTGGCTGTACACCTCCGCCCTGCCCGCCATCGGTCGTGCCCTGCTGGCGATCGGCAGGAAGTTCGGGACGTGGGTCACCGAGACCGCTGTCCCCTACTTGCAGGCAAACATGCCGATCTGGCTGGCCGCTTTGGGAACATGGTTGGAGACGACGGCGATCCCGTGGCTGGGTGAGAAGTCGAGGCAGTTGGCCGCCCTGTTGGGTGGCTGGGTTGCGCAGGCTGCGCAGTATCTGTGGGAGAACTTGCCGGGCTGGATCGCGGCGTTCGCCGACTGGTACTACGGGACCGCTCTGCCGTGGGTTGCCGAGAAGATGGGCGAGCTCGCCGTGAAGCTTGGCGACTGGATCGTGCAGGGCGCCCAGTCGCTTCGAGACAACCTGCCGACGTGGATCGGTGCGTTCGTCGAGTGGGCGGTCGGGACGGCGCTGCCGACGATCCTCGAGAAGGCGGCCGAATGGCAGCTCAAAATCGTCGAGTGGGTGGCGCAAGCGGCGATCGATCTGGCGGTGAAGTTGCCAGAATGGATCGCAGCGTTCAACACGTGGGCTGCCAGTGAGGCGCTGCCCGCCCTGTTGCAGTTCGGCAAGGATCTCCTCGCCAAGCTCGGCGAGGGTGTGGCCGGCGCCAACGACTTTTTGTACGACGTGGGCGTGAACGTGGTCGCCGGCATGATCCGTGGCCTGCAATCGATGGCCGGCAGTCTCCGGTCGGCTGCGACGTCGCTGGTTGCGGACAACATTCCCGGCCCGGTGCGTGACCTGTTGGGGATTTCGTCGCCGTCGAAGGTGTTCCACCAGATCGGCATGCAAACCGCGCAGGGCCTGGCCGGCGGGATGCTCGCCGGGACGGGCATGGTGTCCGCAGCGTCGGGGCGTTTGGCTGGTGCGGCGTTGCCGTCTGGCCCGTCGTTCTCGGCGCAAAGGTCATACGGGCAGGCGGATTTGTCGGGCGGCGAGTTGTGGTCCCCGGCAAGGCAGACGGTGATCGTTGAGGTAGACGGACGGCAGGTTGTGATGGCAACCGCCCGTCCGGCCGAGTTCGTGCACAGGGCGGGTAGATGAGCATTTTTCAGTTGGGCCGGGCGTTCGACACGCTCGACGTGGACATCAACCAGTTTCAGATGTCCGGCGACACGGTGTCGATCGCAGGCGACGTGTTCATTCCTGCGGGGACGACAGGCCCGGCCGGGTGGGCGTCGGCGGTACGTGACCGGCTGAACGCTCTGGTGATGTCGAGGGATGAGCCGGTGATCCCGGTGGTGTGGTCGGAAGATTCGACGATCGACGGGTTCTACAAGGTGGAATCGGTGACCACCTCGAACCCCGCCGCCGCCCTGGTCGACGGGTACGTGCAATGGCAAGCACAGCTCTCCCGCTTCGGTGGCGGCAGCCTGCCGCAATGCGAGGTGTACTCCACCCACTCGGTCCGCCCCAACAGTGCGTCGGTGACGACCACCACCCTCAACGGCTCCAACGACTACCGCAGGCTCGCCGTGCCAGCAGCGGCGACCGATTTCTGGTGTGGCTCCCAGTCGACCGCCGAGACCAGGACGTCGTCGACCGGGGCGCTGTCGCTCTGGTATCTGCCGTCCTACCCGGCCGCTCTCACCTCCACGTTCACCGTCGCCCCGGGCGACTACTACGACGGGGCATGCGAGATCCGCACCAAGTACGGGCCCGCGACGTCGCAGCTGGTGCTCGGGAAGTACGCCCCTCGCCCGTTCGACGGGATGACCATCTCCAACGGTCTGGTCCGAGTGTTCTTGCACCCGTCGATCGACACGGCGTTCGAGGTGGAGGTGTTCGACGGGTCGGCGTGGGAGAACCTGATCTCGGGGACGGGTTGGCGGATCGAACACGACTACGGCGGCGGATCGAACCACCAGTGGGACCTATCGAACGCGTCCACCCAGATCCTGCGCAACTCGCCCGAGCGGTGCACGGTGCGCCTGGTTCTGGCGGAGGCGGCGACGGTGGCGCAGTTCGGTCGGGTGTGGATCGACCTCACCGTCCGGCGTGGTGATCCGTTCGTTGGTGGGCTGGTGCAGTTCGACACGAACGGCACCCTGTCCGGTGTGGTGGCCATCGAGCCGACCACCTCTACGGCGTCGACTGCTCTGACCGGCGGGCTGCGGGCGTCGTCCACCGATCTCCCTGAGGGCAACCGGGCGGTGTGGGCGTTGCAGGGAGGCACCTCGTTGACGACGACAACAGGCACGGGACGGATCGTGCAGGCGGCGACGAGCACGGTTTCGGTGCCGTTCATGGTCGGGTTCGAGCTCGGCGGGTCTGGGTCCTCGGGGATCGAGGAAGCGCAAGACGTGCTGTACCAGTGGCTCGACACGAAGTCGGAGACCATGCGGGTGGTGCGCCGGTGATCAACGAACAGCTGATGGCGCTCGGCGAGTGGGGGCTCACCCTCGAGCCGGACACCCCGTTCGAGGTGCGCGAGAAGATCATCGGGTTCTCCGAGGTCGTGGTCATGCCCGGCCATGTGTCGGCGGAGGACATGGACGACAGCCTGCTCGAGCACGCCCTGTACCGGGGGACGGTGACGAGGCCGGGGCCGAAGGCGACGATCGGCGGGCATGGGTCGGCGTTCTGGTTGGGGACCGGCGACCGGTACTACACCACGCAGTTGACCGGCGTCGATTTGCCGTACCTGAGCTACATCAACGGGACCGGGTCGAATCTGTCGACGTGGGCGGTGATCGTCTGCTCCGAGACACCGATCACGTTGGGGACGGTGACCGACCCGACCGGCGGGTCTCGGACGATCGCACAGTCGATCCAGTGGATCTCACACCGTGAGCTGCTGGATTCGCTGGCGAAGATCTGGGATGTGGAGTGGAGGATCGACCGGACGAACACCCTCGACATCGGCCCGTACACCACCTTGTGGGGAAACCCGACGGTGGTGATCACCCCGAACGCCGCGGGCAGGGAGATCGGCAGGATCGGGATCGAGGCGCTGGTCGATTCGCAGCAGGACCTGTGGGAGTACGCCTCCCAGGTCTACCTGATGGGCGAAGGTTCACTCGCCCACGCCGGCACATACTCGGCGTTCTACGCCCCCGACGGGAAACGCCTGTGGGTCACCGCGGTGGTCGACGGCGCCGACGTGTCGCTGACCGCCACATCGTTCGCCGCCTCCCGCCTGATTACCCGCCTGAACGACCCCACGAAGCGGCATTCGATCAAAGTGTCGACCGACCTGCTGAACATCTCCGGGTCGGTGGAGCCCGGTAGCCGGGTGTACATCTGGGAGCCGACGCAGGGGATCCGGGACACGTCGTTCAACAACCGGGTGGAGTGGCGGGGCGAGACGATCTACCCGTGGACGTTCCGAGTCCTGTCGTCCCGCTGGCCGGTGCAGGAAGGGATGGGCGTGCTGGTCCGCCGGTACACCGGGGATGTGACGGTCGACCTGACCGGCGACCAGGAATGGGTCGACCTCACCGATTACGTGCAGTGGGAGGCGCCGGGCGGCGAACTCGAGATCGCCTACGACGTGCCGATCACCTGGAAGGTGTGACCTGTGCCGGTTCGTGACCTGCTGACCTACAAGAGCACGTCGCAATGGGCGGCGTGGACCCCGTACACCCCCGACTGGACGTCGTCCGGCACCGACCCGGCCATCGGCAACGGCACGCTGTCGGCGTCGTACCGCAGGATCGGGACCATCGGGTTCTGCCGCGGCGTCATCAAGATGGGGACGACTACCACCTACGGGACCGGTGGCTGGGTGGTTGACCTGCCGGACGGGTGGGTGGCGTCGTCCGCCCTGGGGGTGTCAGCGTTGCAGGCCGGGTTCGCTGTGCTCAACGACACCGGCACGGGGACCTATGACGGCCGCTGCTACGCGGACGTGAATGGGACGGTCCTTAACTTCGTGGCCGGATCGCCGTGGGCTGTGGTGGCGGCGACCGCCCCGTTCACGTGGACGAATGGCGATTATCTGTCGTGGAACATCACGTTGGAGCTCGACTACGAGTGACAGGGGTTGGCGTTATGGGGGTGCAGGTGTTCGGTAGACTGGGTGTGAAGGGTGGTGGGTGATGGCTGCGAACGTTGAGACGATCACCGTGTCGTCGGGTGAGCCGTGGGATTCGGTGCACAACACGTTGGACACGACGCTGGCGGACACCATCACGGTGAACTGCACAGGCGAGTCGTACAAGGTGGAGGTGTTCAACCGGTCCACCACACAGCCGCTCTACGTGGAGGTGACGGACACCGCGGTGGCGCTGGCGAACGGCACCCTGTACATCCCGACCTCCAGCGGGGCGGCATGGAAGATGGGGCCGGGCGTGTGCGCAGTGTCGATCGTTGGTAGCGCCAACGACTACAGCGTCCACGTCGTCCCGCAGTCAGCGTGGGCGTGACCGGTGGCGTTCGGCATTGACCGGCGCGGGGTGCCCGGCAAACTCGTCGGCACCGTCGGCGACGACCTCGAATTCACCGTCGCACTCATCGACTTCGACACGGGCGCAGTAACCGGCACCGGGGCCACGATCGTCGCAACGGTTGGCGGGTTGTCCGCCACGGTCGACTACTCGACGCAGGGCCTTTTCGTCTGCACGCTGACCGACGCCCAGACCACCACCCTCGGGGCCGGCGCTCACACGTGGGTGTTCCGGCTCACCCCTGCCGGCGGCGACACCCAGACCTACGTGTACGGCACGGTCACGCTGCTCGATTCGAGCTCGAACGCTGGCGGGTCGTACGGCTGGCAAGGCGGGATCGTCGGCAACGTCCTGGTGGGTGTCGCATGAGATCCCCGCTCGCATCCCCGTTCCGAGGCGGCTGGCGCAACCTCACCCCCATGCGCGGCCGCGGTAGGGGCGGGGCGAACCCTTGGACCCCGGCCATGCTCCCCCCATACGCCTGGTACGACGCCGAACTCGGGCAACCGAAAAACGTCGGGTACGTGGAATTGTCCGGCGTTTCCGGTGACTACATCAGCACCCCGGACTCGGCGGCCCTGTCGTTCTCCAACGACATCGAAGTCGTGATGCGGGTCCGGCCCGACGACTGGACCGCCGCGGCGGATCAGACGCTGGCCGGGAAGTATGTGACGACCGGGAATCAGCGGTCGTGGCGGTTCTACGTGTCGACCGCCGGGGCAATCGGGTTGACCGCGTCGGCAAATGGGACCGCGGTGACGAGCGTGACGGTCACGCCCACCGTGGCGATGACCGACGCGACGTGGATCTGGCTGCGGATGCGGCTCGATCTGACGGACGGGGCGAACTCGGTCGCCACCCTCGAAACCGCTGCGGACACTGGCGACAACGTTGAGCCGTTGTCGTGGACCGCGAACGGCACGAATACCGGTGTCATCATCTCCGGCGTCTTCGACTCGTCTGCGCCGCTGGAGATCGGCTCGTTCGCGAACGGTGCGTCGGAGCGCCTGTACGGCGACGTGGGCCGGTGCATCGTCCGCAGCGGGTTCGCCGGGACGGTGGTCGCGGACTTCAATGCTGACGATTGCTACGGCGACGGCTACACCCATACCGATGGGTATCGGTGGACGCTCGGGTTGCCGAAGATCTATGACCGGTCGGGCAACAACCATCCGCCCGCAGTGTTCGGTGCCGGGAGCAACCAGCCGAAGTGGCTGCCATGGGACGGCATCCCGTCGGTGTACCTGCCTGGGGTCACCGGCAACTACGTGTCATGCCCGGATGCTGCGCCGCTGGACATCACCGGAGACTTGGAGATCGTGGCACGGATCGATCCCGTCCTTGGCGTCGCACAGAGAATCTTGTCCAAAGACGATCTAGCCGCCCAGCGGTCCTACGGCATGGATGTCAAGGCATCCGGTGAGCTGGGCGTAATTGTGCGGGTGGCGGCTGCTACCGTGTCTGCCCAATCGAGTGCGGCAACCCAGGGCATCCCACAATGGGTTAAGGTCACTCGCGAATCCAGTTCGGGGGTTACCAAGTTCTACACGGCCCCAGACCAACCGGTCGAACCTGTGTCGTGGACACAACTTGGCGCTGATGTAGCGGCGACGTCTGGGCTCATTGATGTGAGCACGGCCCGGCTCACTATTGGGGCCATCTCGGCAAGCGGCTCCTTCCCTTTCTCTGGTCGTGTGTACCGTGCCATTGTGCGTGACGGCATTGGTGGCACGACAGTGGCCGATTTCGACGCTTCGTTGTGCGGCCAGTCCGGGTACACCGACGCTCAGGGCAACGTGTGGACGGTCAACAGGTCGACTACCGGCCGCAAGACTGTAGTGCAGTCCTCGGTAGCGGGCTCGGCCCGCAGCCTGATCCTCCACGGCACCGACGACAGCGGGACGATTAACGCTGGGGTCATGCCCCCCATGACAGCCACCACACCTGCGTCAGTGCTTGCAGTGCACCGGACATGGGGCACCATCGCCTCGAACTCCACCATCCTCGACACTCGTGCGGCCAACGCGGTCGTCCCAGGGCTAAGCCTCAGGTTCTCCGGAGAAACAGCCTTTGCCGTTCTTGTCGACTCAGCAACGGCCATAACCACCGCCACCGTCGCCGCTGTCTACGGGGCGAAACACGTCACCGGCGCCGTTCTCGACGCCGCCAACATCTACCCCGTTGTCGACACCACCATCGGAACTGCGTCGGCCCGCACAGGCAACGATGAAACTGGCACGTCGACAACCCTGCTCAACGTGAGGCCGGGGCCAGTCGGCTATCTCGACAGCGAGTTCTTTGGGGTCATCGGAGTCTCTCGCGCGCTTGCCGCCACGGAGCACGCCCAGCTCGTCGCCTACTACGGAGGTGGGTTGTGACCATGATCATCACCCCAATCGCCGCGGTCGACGCGATTCAGCGTGTCCCCGTGGGCTGCTGGATCGGCCCGTTCGACAACGGCGGGGCGTGCTTCCCGAACTACCCGGTATGGTCCGACGCCGCTGGGCAGCCGGTCGACACGCTCGACCAGGCGACCCACGCCATGTGGGACGGCCCGTTCGGCACGGTCACCGCACAGCTCATCGCCGCCATCGGCACCGACCCGACCAAAGTCCCCGCCGACACGAGCGCACTTTACCGGGACACGCTGCTGGGCCTCTACCCCGAGGCCGCACGCACCGAGGAGTCGCCGTGAAGCTGTTTGCCCCAACCATCGACGGCGCCAAAGCAGCCGTACGGGCACGCAAGACAATCGGAGGGCGCATCCCCCAACCCGTCGACACCAACGGCCGCACCCCCGCCCTGTGGGCCGACTGCACCGCCTACGTCGTCGACGACGACCCGGCCGCCACCGTCGACGACCAAGACCTCATCGCCGCGATCGCAGCAGCACCAGGCAAGCTCCGTCCCGCCGACGACACCCCAGCCAAGATCAAGGTGAGGTTGGCCGCCGAGCTCGCGAAGGCGAAGACCGACCGTGAGACCGGCAAGCAGATCAGCCGTGGCGGGAAAACGAAAGCAGGACGGTGATGTACTACCTGCTCGAGCATCCGAACCCGAATTGCATCGACCGTGGCGACGGCCGGTACCACGGGTACATGCAGATGCAGGCGCAGCCGGTGTTGATCACGGTGCACACCACCGAGAGCCTTGCTGATCTGATCGCCCCGGATACCGGCGCGGAAGCGGTCGCCAACTACTTCGCCACCACCAGCACGCCCGCCAGCTATCACACGATCGTCGACAGCGACAGCACGGTGGACTGTCTGCCGGCCGGGCTCGACGGCACCACACCGCACACGGCGTTCCATTGCTGGAACCGCAACACCGGCAACCTCGGGATCTCGTTCGCCATGCGGGCAACCGAATGGCAGACCGTCACCGAACAATGGGCCACCAGCGCCCTCAACCGGGCCGCCGACACGGTCGCCGCCTGGTGCCGCAGGTGGGACATCCCGGCCCGCAAGATCACCCTCGCTGAGGCTGATGCGGGGATGGCCGGGATATCGGGGCATGGGATCTTGCAGCCCGAGGACCGCACGGACCCTGGGGCGGCGACCGTGTTCGCCCCCAGCTTGTTCCCGTGGGACCGGTTCCTCGGCATGCTCAACGAGCGGCTTGACGGCGGAGAGGACAAGGACAAGGACATGCCTGCACTGTTATGCAATATCGACGGCAGCATCTACGGGTGTTTTGCTGACGGGATCTGGCGCATGTTGGGCGGCGCCGAGTTCACGCACT